CGGGACGCTAACGCCCCCACTCATGGTGCCCAATGCCATGCCAACTGGCGCTGCAATGGCCTCGATAACCTCCGCGATCCCGGCGAACCAGTCTCCGAAGGAGTTGTCATTAGCCACAACGGCGACAGGCACATGCTGCAGGGCCTTGCTATATAGCTCAAGAGTACGAGGGTCATACGGTGCAGACGGCGTCGCTAGAACGACCAAGTCGCTCTGCCAAGACAACGGCGCCATTTCGACGTAGATCTTGAACTTAATGCGGAACGTGCTCAAAGCGTTCAGCCCAGTCAACATCACACCTGAAGTGTTGTAGGGCGTTTTGATTGTGCGGTGGAACGCAATGTTGGAGGGGATCGGGGGAACATGGGCTGCACCGGTGAACTGGCTGATCTCAGCATATGAACCCTTGCCACTCCCGGAGATCACGTTGAAACCCCGGGGAGGGCTAAGATGCATGGGATTAGCAGTCGTGCTTTGAGTTCCAACAACGTAAGCACCCTGTGCGGCCTGCCACTGGCGGGTTCCATTTAAGGCCAAAGCCTCCGCCACCGTCTTCGGCGGCGCGTGTACCATTTGAGTGTACACCATGCCTTCCATAACAGCTGCAGGCACGGCATCATTCTCAACATACGAATAGAACCCGGTGTCCCCCATCTGTGGCATGCGATAAGCGGTCAAAGCTCCCTGCTTGTAGACATCGGCAGTCGTGTCAATGATTTCAAAGCCCATTGCAATCACTCTGGACATTGTACCGTCAAATATGCTGCTACTAACGGTAATATGGTCCACTGTACGAGTTGCTGCATTGGCCTCGGCATCACTAGCAGGGAATAGGTTGACACCACTGTTGTTTATCTCCACATTTAGGAGGCTGCGAACAGCGGTCTTAGATGTGGAGTTGCGGATCAGCCCGGTACCTGCAGCGTCGGTGAGGGCGCTGTAAGTATTTGTGGCTCCACCCACGCCGGTTGACGGCAGGGTGAACACATGGGCATCCCACGTGGCAGTGGTGATGTTTGCTGGCTTAGCTATGTCCAACGCATATTGGTAGCAAGACACGACCGTCTTGCTATTGTCAGCGTCCGGGAACCCAGCGACCTGATGGTCAGTGTCGTGAAAAGGGTCCAGCGCGAGGGTCAACCAGTCACGGCCCTCGTGGGAAATTTGTTTCTTGTTGGCGACCCTATTAAGGATGGCCTCAGCTCTTGCTACTTTCTTCATGTTTTGGTCGCTTGGAAAATGTTCAAGCGAGTTGCTAATATCGGGACTCCATAGCAACACATGGGACTGTTCATCTGCACGACAACCGAAGGGCTCCGTGCAGTCTCTTGGCATTCTGGTTAGCACAGCTACGCTGTTTTGGGCCGAGGCACCTGCCTCTCGTGCAGACCCCTGTGGCGTTTTGTTCGGTACGCCACACACCGATCGCTGCATGCTCATGGCATGGAGTCCTGAACATGACGGATGTGATAATCTCTAACATCGTCGAAGTCAGGACCCCCGAAAAGCAGTTCAACCCAGGGCCCCTCAAGGGGCCCTAGGTCGGCGGACCTCAAGTACGACTCGATGTCCACCTGCAGCGTACGGCTTATTCCGTATTCCTCGTCGAAAGCCTCCCTGCATGCTTCTGAGATGCCCTTGGCATTTTCAACAAGTGACCATTTCTCATAAAGCTTGC